TTGGCTTTCTTTCCACTGGGTGTGGTGACAATGCGTGGCTCAATAAATTTGGTGGGTTGCAGAGGCGGCAGGTTTTTTAGCCAGAGACAGGTTTGCTTGCTCGCATCATGTCCGTATTGATATGGCTGAATGATTTGGTTTGGCTTGCGAATGCGGGTAGATATCACGCCGATTGGATTTTCAAGACAAATCTTTGGAATGTCGGCGTCAAGCAAAGCCTCCACAAATTTAAGTGCCTCCTCGGTTTGGGCGGCTCTCTCGGGTCGCTTATTGTTCCAGTGAATACCCGACACGCACAGGTAAGTGCATGGTGGATGGGCAATCAAAAGATCCCAGTCTTGCGCCAGGATTTCCATCACATCCCCTTGGAAATGCTTTCCATGCGGGGATTCGGACGGCAGTAGATCGCAGGATGTGGCATCGTGTCCGGCCTTGGTAAAGGCGTCACGCACCACACCTGAGTATTCACAGGCGACAAGCACCTTCATGGTGTGATTTCCTGATTCCAGTGGATCTCTTGCTCTATGTACTGCTTGAAGATCGCCTCCATTGCGCCTTCTCGGTTGCCCGAAAAGTACAAGCCGGCAAAGTCGCCGGTTTCCACGCCCAGTTTGTCTTGGATGTGGGCGACTGCAACATTCAAAGCTTCAGCCGCCAGTTCGGCAATCCCCTCTTGGGTATATTGGTGCCATGGTTTCATTGCTTCTCTCCTAAGTTAAGGTGAACCCACTCGTCCATGTCGCCGTCAACGGCTTGGATCTCGTGGATCTCGTGGTCGTTCCAACTATAGACCTCAAGGTCTTGGCTGCACTGTTGCAATTGCGCTATTAATTCAAATACTTTCATGTTGTCTCCTCATACCCATTTCTGGGCGTAGTAGCGGTCTGACCAAGCTTTGACTTCTTTCCATCGCTTGGCTTGCATTTCTTTGGCTTCTTCTTCGTTACCCTTGAATAACCAAGTTCCGCCAGTCAATCGGGCATCATCGCTACCATTACCCACGGGGTCGGACATGATGTCCCAACCATCGTTAAGCAGTCCAAAGTAGCAAATGGCTGAGTCATGGTTATCAACTTTGATATGTCTGATTTCTGTCTTCATGTGATTTCACTCCTATCTCTGTATGCATGGTTAAGGTTGACCTCATAAGCGAAAATGTCGCACTCGTATTCTTTCCACCAGTTCGGGGTAATGCGGTCGCCATAGCTTCTCCCGTGTGACCTTAGCCCTTTTTTAAGGGCTGATATAGCTTTCTCTCGTGTGCTTCCGTAGGCCTCAAAAGAAAAATGTCGACTGTCAAAGTAAGCTCTGAACATTATTACCCCTTACCAGTTTGCGTATTTTTTGAAAGCCCGCACATAAGCGGCACGATTTTTAAATGAGCCCACCTGTCTACAGTGGTCTAAGAATTCGTCAGCCATGAAATGACCCTGTGCAAGTTCATCATGTGACTTGGGTAGTTCGTTGTAGGTTTCGCCGTTGTAGTGTGGGGCTAGGACAAATTTAACCTTCTCCCATATCCACTTGCCCTCGGGCGTTTCTTTCACGTCCTCCCCATCTACCCTGCAATAGCCGTCATAAGATCCTTTGATGATCCGACCATCGGGTAGGAGGGCGACCACCTCGCTAAACTCGGGGTGTCCCTTGTATTGATTTAAAATTGGCAGGTTTGTTTTTGCACAACATTTAGATGTAAAGCCCATTATTTTGCTCCTTTGATGTAGATGGATAAAGCTTCGGGGAAAGGTAAGAGATTAAGAATCGTTTTTGTTTTGAGTACTTCATGCAGGTTAGGCCGGCTCAATTGCTTGGCAAGTGTTGCCGCCTCCATTGGTTTAGTTTCGTAGACTGTGCCGTCTTCACCAATAAACAGGATGCGCCTCCTCATGTTGGCTTTTAAGTCTTTGGCTTGCAGTGCTTCGGTTACCAATTCACTAATGATGGTGTCGGCATCGGGCGTAATGGTCAAAGACTGACCGCCTAAATTCCACTGCTCAGGTGGTAACTTATCCGCCTCCGCCTTTAGCAGTGGATACAGGGTGTTTGGGTGGTATGAATGACAGCCTCCACATCCTTGATTTGATACAGTGCCGGCTTTCTTTCCGTCAATGTATACGCTAGCCTCGAAACAGTACGTTTCCTGACTGGCGAATTCGGAATACTTAAGGTTTTTTAGTTCTATCGTTTTGCCTCCTCCTGTGGTGGTGGGGGCTTGTTTTTCTAGAGTTGCGAGCATGGTTTTTCCCTTCTTGGGTTGTTGAAGTTTTTGAATTGTCGGGGCACCTTGTGCCCCTGTCAGTCACTTATGCGACAAGCGGGCTTCGTGCCGGCCTTGTTCAATTAAACGGCGGGCTTCTGACCGGTCGTCTATTGTTTCCGTCTCTAGCATGGCTCGCAAATTTTCGGCGGGCGTGTGCCCCTTCTCAAATCTAAAGCCGGCTTTTATGTAATCGTTTTCTGTGTGTTTCATGGAATTAGGACGTCGAAATAATGAAGGGCTCCGGCGGTCAATGCGCCGGCGATGAGTAAAACCGAAAGAAAATCAAAGGCGGCTTGCGCCCTCCGAATAATTCTTTCGTCTCGGGTTTTTGTGTGTTTTTTCATGGGCTAAAAACCTGGTTTCAAATCGTGCAGCACCCACAGCATGGGGCATCTTCGCACCGGCCTTTTGCGTTTCTGTAAAAAGTCTTATCCCCAAAGCGAATTGAGTTAATGCGGGGCGTGTCGTCTTCGTTTGTTATATAGGCGGTGCGGGTGCCGGTGTCGAAAATGATCTCATCCCCTTTATTGATTCGGGCTCCAGTGCGTGAGCATATGCCGGCGAATTTGGCTCTCATAAGTTTTTGCATGGTTCAAGCTTTCATTATTTCAATGCGTTTACGATAGCCGGCGGCGTGATCTTGTATCACAATGTCTCGGGCGGCTTTGGTGGTGCCGGCGCACAATTGGCAATTGGCGCAGGTGGTTTTTTTGCCGGCTTCTGAACTGGCGGGACAAATTGTTTCGGCGGCTTGTCGATCATTGCCCACCGATACCCGAAAGGCTCGCATGCCGTTTAAGTTTGCGAAGGCGGCTTCGTCTAGGTTGTCGGCGGATGCCATTACTAATTTTTTCCACCGGTCAACGTCAAAATCTGAACGTTTCCATTGGTGCGAATAACCGGTGTGGCCGGCGGCTTCTTTTATGATTTCTTCCCATATGCCCACCGGTGCGGCGAAGGGGTCGCCGTAGGTGCCTAATCGGACAATGCGACCGGCTAGGGCGGTTTTTATTTGTTCCGGTGTGGCTTTGGTATACCTGCCCCTTTTGTAAGCTTTAAAAACCTGTAGTGGGGCGTGACCCTTGTTAACGTAGCATGGCGGTTCACCGGTAATTTTTGCGGCCTTGGGGCGGTGCCGGCATGCGCCACAGATCCCAAAATCTTCACCGGTTTGGGCGGCGGTCACTGGGTCAACGTCCGACCGGATAATGAAGGTCTGCACCATGTCGCCGGTCTTACTGTTTGCACTGCTATTGAGGGCGGTCACAATGACGACAATCGGGCTTTTGTCGATGAGGCTTTTTCCCTCGTAGGCGATATATCCGAGCGGGTTCATAATTTGAAGCTTTCTTTGTGTTCGTTGATTTCATAGCCTAGGCCTTGGATTAGGCGGAGGGCTTCAAGCGTTAAAGTTTTAGTGCCGGCAATTCGGGCGAATGCTTGGGCGGTTTCGTCTTTTGGATAAATTACCCGATTGCCATATATCGTTTTAACTTGGATCGTGATTTTCATGATGTGACCTTTCGGGCTGAAATTCTGATTTTGTAGAAGGGTTCACCGGTCGATGTGTGGGCGGTTATCAGTTGGCGGCTTGCGTTCAATTTTGTTGCGATTGCTTGCCAGTCGGTCGAAGTGCGTTGCTCTTGAATGACGGCGGCTCTGTGGGCGGTGCCATCTACGGCGGCATGTCCGGCGGCAATCAATACGGCTTTGAAGGTATCTTCTCGGGCTTTCAATTCGGCTATTTGGGCTCGAATATCGGCGAGAGTATCAACGGCATATGTGAGGTCGTCCGGTGTGAATATTTCGGCATTGATCATTTGGTTAAAGTCTCTCAGGTTTGACATGGTGTGTTTTCCTTAAATGGTTTTTGTTGATTCGTGGCGGGTCATTCCGTAGGCAATCCATAAACTGTAGAGGGTGCTAATGGATAGGCCTTCAGACCATAGGACGTAATGAAACCCGAAATGCTTCAAGTTATCTTTGATGTTGAAAATATTAGATTGCATGGTTTATTTCCCTTTGGTTGGTTTAATGGTTAGCCCCTTTGGCCTTCCATGTATGACACTCTGACAGACTAAAAAGGGCTTGTCAGTCACATTGGCGACACCGGCAGCAAAAGTCGATTTTCAAATTTTGAGGGGTAAAAAGTGGCTCGCATACCATATATTGACCCTCCAGGTTGTCGCATACGTGACAGTTCCGGAGTTGTTCTGTATGATGGGCGGCATTCAATAAAGCGGAGCGGAACAGTATGAAAAGGGCTCAAGTAAGGGAGGCACTAGAGCAAGTGCCAATAGATCAAATACTAGGTGTAAAGGGAAAGCTGACACATAAGCAAAAAACCTTCGCCCGTTTAGTAGCCCAAGGGGAAACCGGAGCCGGTGCATACAGAAAGGCCTATGACGTGAAGACCCAAAGGGCTAAGACCACCGGAGACGCCGCTAGCATGCTGAAACGGCATTCAGGTATCGCTAGAGAGATAGAAGCGATTCAACTGGCGGAAAGTGCTCGGGCATATCAAACTCCCGAGCATTTAAGAAGCCTCGTCATTCATTCACTGGTCAAGGTGATCACAGATCCGGAGAGTAAAGCCGGACAGATTACGGCGGCGGCTAAGGTATTGGGCACTGTAACGGAAGTGTCGGCCTTCACTGAGAGAAAGGTCGTTCAGCACATCACATCCAGTACAGACGCAAGGGCTCAGCTATTAGACAAGCTTCGCACTCTAGTACAAGGCACAGTGACAGACGTAACCGTAAAGGATGCCGACTCTCTATTGGCTGAGTTAGACCCTCCCCCGTTGGCGATCGTCCAGGCTGCTGAGGGCGACCCCCCACCCCCCGATTTGCCAAGTAGGAGTCCCCCCTCTCATGTACATAGTATTCCACTCGAAGTGTCAGAAGAAAATCCAGAAATCCCTGACGATGACTTTTGGAAAGACCCCCCGTCACCTTTTGAAGCAAAATAGGGGTGGGGTATATAAAAATTTTGGATGGTAACGCTTACCAAGCAAATTTGGATGGTAATGCTTACCAAGCAAAAATGAAGAATATAGTTATCAATCGAGAAATGATAAGACGTCGGGAGATGACTTATGACGAGTGCATGGAGAAAAGTATGAGCCCGGTACAGAAGGATGTTTTTATCATTGTGGATGAGTGGTGGAAGAAGTATGGGTGTAGTCCTACCCTGCGGCAGATTGCGGATGTACGTGGAAAAACGGGGATAGGGAATACGAAGGATATTGTGGATAGATTGGTTAAGTTAGGGGTGGTTAAGAGAGTGGCTGGCCGGCGAAGTATTCGTCCTGTTTACATTAACTTTAGGGATATAGAGTGATAAATCCTAAAGACGATTTAGAAAAGTTGTTGGATAAGCTTGATCCGGCTTTGTACGATAAGTTGCTGGATGAGGTTAAGGTTTATCAAGCGGCAGTTGAGAGGGAGAAAGCTCAGGTTAGCTTCATGGAGTACGTGAGAATGATGTGGCCGGGCTTTGTGCATGGCCGTCACCACGCTCTGATGGCTAAGAAATTCGAAGCTATTGCTAAAGGTGAGATGAAGCGGGTGATTATTAACATGCCGCCGAGACATACTAAGTCGGAATTTGCGTCGTATTTACTACCCTCGTGGTTTTTGGGTAAGAACCCTACTAAAAAAGTGATCCAGTGCTCTAACACGGCTGACTTAGCGGTAGGTTTTGGACGTAAGGTCAGGAACTTGGTGGACTCTGAGCAGTATGCGAGTGTGTTTCCAGGGGTTAAATTACGTCAGGACAGTAAAGCTGCTGGCCGTTGGGCTACTAATAAGAATGGAGAGTACTTCGCTATCGGTGTTGGAGGTACTGTGACTGGTAAGGGTGCTGATTTGTTGATCATTGACGATCCGCACTCGGAGCAGGAGGCTGCTGCGGCGTCTGGTAATCCAGAAATTTACCAGAAAGTGTATGAGTGGTACACCTCGGGACCTAGACAACGTCTTCAACCAGGCGGAGCTATTGTGATTGTGATGACTCGCTGGGGAGAAGCCGATTTAACGGGTCGAGTATTACAAGATGCGCTTAAAAGGGAGAAGGGTGAGGAGTGGGAACTGATTGAGTTACCTGCGATCATGCCCAGTGGTAACCCCTTATGGCCGGAATTCTGGTCTATTGACGAATTAGAAGCCCTGAAGGAAGAATTACCAGTATCCAAGTGGAACGCTCAGTACCAACAGAAGCCGACTGGCGAAGAAGGAGCTTTGGTTAAGAGAGAATGGTGGAAGATTTGGGAGAGAGAAAGACCGCCTAATTGTGAATATGTGATTCAGAGCTGGGATACGGCTTTTACGAAGTCAGAGAGGAGTGACTATTCGGCTTGTACTGTGTGGGGTGTGTTCCACATGGACGAAGATCCTAAAAATGTGAACGTGATCTTGCTGGAAGCGTACCAAGAGAGGCTAGAGTTTCCTGAACTCAAGGAAAAAGCTTTTGAGATGTACAACATTTGGGAGCCGGACACTTGTATTATTGAGGCTAAGGCTGCTGGATCCCCGTTAATCTTTGAAATGAGGAGAATGGGTGTACCTGTACAGGAATACACGCCGGTTCGTGGAAATGATAAGTTTGTTCGTATAAACTCCGTGACGGATCTCTTTAGGTCGGGTAAAGTATGGGCTCCGGATACTCGGTGGGCGCATGAATTGATTGAGCAGATGGCGGCTTTCCCTAATGCGGCTCACGATGACTTGGTAGACTCAAGCACACAGGCTTTAATTCGTTTTAGACAGGGCGGTTTTTTGAGGTTAAACACTGATGAAGAAGACGAGCAGGTTTACCGCCGAAAAGTTGCATATTATTAAGGACACATATGGCTATTGAAAAGTCACTTTATCAGGCACCCGAGGGTTTGGACACTTTACCGGTTGAACCCGTCTTTGAGATAGAGATGGAGCCGGAGATTGAGATAACAGAACTAGAGATTGACCTTAGTCCAGAGAAGTTAGAGGGCGGCGATGAGTTTGACTCTAACTTGGCTGAATTCTTGGATGAGAGTGCTTTAGAGACTTTGGCCAGTGAGTTGACCAGTGACTTTGATGATGACATTGGTAGCCGCAAAGACTGGATGCAGACCTATGTAGACGGCTTAGAGCTTTTAGGTATGAAGATTGAGGAGCGTACCGAGCCGTGGGAAGGCGCATGCGGTGTATATCACCCCTTGTTGTCTGAGGCTCTGGTTAAGTTCCAAGCTGAGACAATGATGAGTAGCTTTCCAGCGGCTGGGCCGGTGAAGACTCAGATTATTGGCAAAGAAACCCCCGAGAAAAAGGCTTCTGCTGTCCGTGTCCAAGAGGATATGAACTACCAGTTGACCGATGTAATGACTGAATTCCGTCCTGAGCATGAGCGCATGCTGTGGGGCTTGGGTCTGTCTGGTAATGCGTTTAAGAAGGTCTATTACGATCCACACATTGAGCGTCAGATCTCTTTGTTTGTGCCGGCGGAGGACTTGGTTGTTCCTTATGGCGCGAGTAACTTAGAAACGGCTGAGCGTGTTACTCATGTAATGCGTAAGACCGAGAATGAGCTACGCCGCTTACAGGTGGCCGGCTTTTATCGAGACATTGATCTGGGTGACCCAGAGAATGTGCTGGATGAAGTTGAGAAGAAGATTGCTGAGAAGATGGGCTTTAGAGCCACGACTGACAGCCGCTATAAACTTCTTGAGATGAGCGTAGATTTAGATCTACCTGGTTTTGAGCATGAAGAAGATGGCAAGCCTACAGGTATTAAATTACCGTACATCGTCACTGTTGAAAAAGGCTCAAACAAAGTTTTGGCTGTGCGCCGTAATTGGAATGAAGATGATGAAACATGCCAGAAGCGACAGCACTATGTCCACTATGGATACGTTCCTGGATTTGGATTCTATTGTTTCGGACTTATTCACCTTATTGGAGCGTTTGCCAAGTCGGGTACTTCTCTTATCCGTCAGCTTGTCGATGCTGGTACTCTTAGTAACTTGCCTGGTGGATTTAAAGCTCGCGGCCTACGTGTAAAGGGTGACGATACCCCTATTTCTCCGGGCGAGTGGAGAGATGTGGATGTACCTAGCGGAACTATCCGCGATAACTTATTACCACTTCCATACAAAGAACCTA